AGCTTTCGACGCCGGTCTGTTCTATTGCCCATACGTTCCTCTCCAGATGGTTCGCGCCGTTGGTCAGGATACCTTCCAGCCAAAGATCGGCTTCAAGACACGTTACGGAATGGTTGCAAACCCATTCGCAACATCTTCAGCCGACGGCGCTATCGGTGCTCCAAACACCAAGGGTTACAACGTCTACTATCGCTTCGTGCAGGTTACAAACCTCATGTAAGAATAACCCTCCATGTGGGAGGGGTAAAGAAGACGGGTTCAAACCGCAAACTTGGGGGATCTTCGGATCCCCCTTTTTTGTTATAAATAGTCCGATGTTATCATTCTCAAGATTCCTAGCCGAAGCCCCTCTTATGACCAACATTAAGAGGAAAGAAAAGTTTTCTCTGGAAACGGGAAAGCACCTACCCGCAGATCGAGCAGGAACTAAAGTTGCAAGCATCGACAAAGATCATGCGCTGCATCACTACAAAGATGACGGACAGGATATCTACGTTGCACGCCATAAAAAAACTGGCATAGTTCATGCAACGATTGCTGGTAAGCGCAACGCTAAGACTGGCACATATACAGTTCATACAGCAGACTCAACAGGACAAGGACCAAAGGTTCATAAAGTCTATCGTAAGATTATGCAGTCTGGTCACTCACAAACGCTCGTTGGTAAGTCACACTCTCCAGGCGGTCAGAAAATTTGGCAGAGCTTGTCCAAAGAACGTGGTGTATCTGTTCACGGATGGCATCACGGAAAAGCTCACAATATCAATCCGCGTGATCCAGAAGAAACTCATGTTACAGATAAAGAAGCACGATCTGGCGCACTGAAACATGATCCTGCTGGTAAAACTCAATACAAGATGAAGCTGATTGCTTCTCTTCATAAAAGAAAAACGGCTAAGTAATGAAATCTTTTTCTCAGTTCCTTAAAGAAGGTTCTCCTATGCCTGGAGTTCATCCAGAAGTATGGAAAGCCCATGAGAAACACATTGCAGCAGCTAAGAAACATAATGAGGGTGGTCTTGGTATCCATAAGGCAGCTGCTACCAGAACGTTCCGAACTCTTAAAAAGAAACTAAAAAAATATGAGCCTGATGAATCCAAGCATTTGAAACTCATGACAGACATGATGAATCAAAGCGACAAGAACGGGGATCTATAATGTCAGCAGTTGAAAACTTACCTTCTAACATCAATTTCCTTGGTCAGAACGGCTTTAGATTTGCTGTTAAAAGGCTTCCTAACGTCAACTATTTCTGTCAGGCAGCAACACTTCCAGCTGTATCTATGAACGCCATTGAAAGCCCTACGCCTTTCGCGTTTGTTCCTCGTCCTGGCGATAGACTTACATACGATCCGTTGATAATTAGATTCAAAGTTGACGAGGATCTTAGAAACTATTTCGAAATTCAAAAGTGGCTTGAAGGACTAGGTCATCCAGACAGTCTAAATCAAACTCGTGAACTATCTAAGAATATCAATAACAATTTGATTGCTGGAACGCGTCAAATAGGATATTATACAACTTTCGTATCAGACGCGACACTTTCTATTCTTACTAGTGCTAAGAATCTAAATAAGAACATATTCTTCTATGATCTGTTTCCGATCAGCCTAACAGAGCTCAACTTTGAGTCAACCAATACTACCATCGAATATCTTGAGGCAACAGCCACGTTTCGTTATCGTAAGTATGAACTCGAAGAATAGATTACCCCTGTGTAACACATTCATTATATTTGACAACTGTTCCATTGTCAAGATCGTTGTTTGTTCTTGACAATTGGCTCTTATGATGATACGATTATAGTATGAAATTAGAAGATATCTACGCTATGTGGGAAACTGACTCCAAGTATGATGATCTCAACTTGGATAAGGAGTCTCTCAACATCTCATCCCTTCACGCCAAGTATAATCGCCTACTGAGCGAAACTCGCAGTCAGTTGCGTTCTGCTGTGATTAAAAAGAAGTCACACTACAGCACGCTGCGTGATTACTATCTCGGCAATCTTAATAACCCAGAAGATTTAGAACGCATTGGGCGTCAGCCATTCCTGAACAAAGTTCTCAAGAACGAAGTGCAGGGATATATCGACGCCGACGGTGATCTAGTTCGTATCGACGAACGCATCGCTCTGCTCGAAGAAAAGGTAGAAGTGATTGTAGAAATCATGAAGTGTATCCATAAGCGCGGATACGATATCAAGTCCGCTATTGAGTGGAGAAAGTTTACGAATGGATTCTGACCTAAAGCTCGTTAAGGTAAATGAAGCGTGGATGCGTGTCGAAGGAGACATGGGTATCGCGCGCGAGCTTTCAGAACATTTGACGTTTGAAGTGCCAGGAGCTAAGTTCTCACCAAAATATAAGTCTCGCGTGTGGGATGGTAAGATCCGCTTGCTTAACTCACGCAACATGCAAATCTATGCGGGACTTGTATCTGAAGTTCGTAACTTCTGCGAAGAGCATGGATATACTATCGACATTGATCCTGAATTGACTATGACTGAGGAGTTTTCCCTTGCAGAAGCAAAAGAGTTCGCTGATACACTCAATCTTCCCTTTGTTCCTCACGATCATCAGCTACGGGCTTTCGCTCTTGCTATTCGTAACAGTCGCGGTATTCTTATCAGTCCTACTGCTAGTGGCAAGTCTCTGATTGCTTATCTCATCGCGAGGTTTTACATTGATAGCTTTAAAAGTCGCACTCTTATTCTTGTGCCAACTATTTCTCTTGTGCATCAACTACGTTCTGATTTTACCGATTATGGTTTTGACGTGGATGCTTTCGTTCACACCGTTTTTGGAGGACAGGATAAACTATCGAATAAAGCAGTTGTCATCTCAACATGGCAATCGGTTCACGAACTTCCTAAGTCGTATTTCGACGAATTTGATGTCATAATTGGCGACGAAGCGCATCTGTTCAAAGCGCAGTCGCTGACTAAGATTATGACTAACGCCACGAACGTGAAGTATCGTTTTGGTATGACTGGAACGCTGGACGGTAGTCAAGTCAACGAGCTTGTGCTGACAGGCCTGTTTGGTCAAACACATAAGATCATTGATACGAAGGAACTCATCGATAGTGGTAAGCTCGCATCAATCAAAGTCAAGTGTCTCGTTCTCAGTCATCCAATCGAAGATCGCAAGAAACTGAACGGCGGAACTTATCAAGATGAAGTTGAGCATATTATTTCGTTTGATCCTCGTAATAAGTTCATTCGTAATCTTACTCTATCTCTTAAAGGTAACACACTGATCCTATATGCCTACGTCGAAAAACACGGCGAAGTGCTACACGACATTATCCGCGATAAAGCGGGTGAACGCAAAGTGTTCTTTGTTCATGGCGGAGTTGATGGAGCTGAACGTGAATCAATTCGCGGTATCGTAGAAAAAGAAACAGACGCAATCATCGTAGCTTCTTACGGAACGTTTTCTACAGGCATTAATATCAAGAATCTTCACAATGTTATCTTTGCGAGTCCAACGAAAAGTCGTATTCGCACGTTGCAGTCTATCGGGCGTGGGCTTCGCATTTCAGATACCAAAGATAGCATGACTCTATTTGACATTGCTGATGATCTGAGCTATAATAAAAAGAAAAACTATACACTCAATCATCTTATCGAACGTGTCAAGATGTATAGCTCTGAGGGATTTCCTTATGAGCTACATAATATCAAGCTAAGGAGTGATAATGGAACAGGGCGAAGTTTATTTTCTGAAGATGAATAACGGCGAAGATCTTCTGGTTCAACTCGTTGGCGATGAAGAAGATTGTTTGTGGGTCACTCAGCCATATCGTGTTGAGCTTATGCCTTCTGTCGAAGCAATGACAGTTACCACTTCCATCATGCGCTGGATTCCGTTCGAAAGTTTGATGGAAGAAAAGGTACGCATAGCTAAGACTAATATCTTGACATATCTGGTAGTTGATGATATAGTAGCAGATAAGTACCTCAATACAATCAGCGAACAAGCTAGAGAGCAGCGCGTCAAAGCTAGGGAGCGTCAAAGAGAATTACTCAGACACTACGCAGCTATTGCGAATACATCAGGATCTTTTCACTAATGAATAAAGTAATTAAACCAAAAGCT